GCGGGCGGCATCACCCCGAACGACTTAAGCGCGTTTAACAGGGTTTCGCCGACCTTGTGCGCCGCCGTGCCCTCAACGGTGCGCGGGTGGTATCGGTCGAGCGCTTCGTTGAGCGCTACGACTGACCCGGAACAATTACCCCATATAGGGGCCGAACTCGGTCTGAAGTGCATGATCGTCGCCTTTTAAAGTGAAATAGTTTTTAAGTGCGCGTAAAGCTTCGCCACCGCTTCGGCTTCTTTAGGGCCGAACAGGTCGTTAATTTCCACGCCTACTTCACCATAAGCAGCGGTAACAAGTTTCTGATCGAGCGTTCCGGCGGCTTGGCGCTCGCTGACATATTCCATTAAATCGCCCGCGTTTTGTGGTACGTCGCCGCCCGCCGCCGGTGCCGTTTGTTCGGTCTTACCGCCGAACGCGCTCGCCGTGTCTACCGGGGTGCTTTCTTTCGGTTCGTCGCCGTCTAAGGGCATAGTCGCCGCGTACCATTCATTATAAGCGTTTTCATCGACGCCCGGCTTTTTCTTCCACTGACCTTTATTGGCACCCGAAGCATAAAACGGCTTTTGTGATTTAGTGCTTACACAAAATTTTTCATTGTGCGGCGTGCCGTGTTCGTCGACTGGGCCGTCGTTAGCCGGTGCCGTTTCTTCGGTTTTAGCGCCGAACGCCGCCGCCGTGTTTACGGTTTCTTTGCTAAAATCGCCGTCAGACTTTGCATGTTTTACATCTTCTGTTTTTTCGAGCACGTCGTGAACCTTTTCGATTAGGCTTTTTTCAGGAGGGTTAGAGCCCGGCGTGGTTTCGGTTTCATACGGGGCGGCTAGCTCGGCTTTTTTACCGATTTGTCGCGACTCGCCCGCGCCGTACTGGATTAATGCCGCGCCGATAGCGGCGGCTAGACTTAAATTATTTGCATCGAATTCGATTTTTAACATTGGTTTAAACCTCGTTGTTAATTTGTCTTAGTGTCAGTTGACGTCGACAAGGTTAACTGTTAATTTGTCGCCATGTCAATAACGGAAATACAAAAAAAAATTATGAGTAAAGCCCTTTTCCTAATCGACCGAGTGAGCGGCCGGGTCGTTATGTTAAGCCGTCGCGGCCCTAATGAATTCAGCTACACGTTTTTAGCGGACTTTCGCCGAATTCGGTTAACTCGCGTTATCGTCGAGGGCATCGACCCGGACGAAATAAGCGCGGTTAACTTGTACCACGCGGCCGCGATTATTCGTATCGGCGTTATGACGTCGCTAAATTGCCCGGAAGAAAAGATCGACGACGAGGTCGCCCGGCTTTTAGTCCAAACCGGCGCGCACTCGTTACGCGTGGAGGCTTAACGGTGTTACAACTTCGCGACTATCAAGAAAAGGTTTATCACAAAATTATTGACGCGTTCGGCCGTGTCCGGGTTGTTTTGGCCGTGGTGCCAACGGGCGGCGGTAAAACGGTGATATTTTCAAAGCTGATCCACGACTGGCGCGACGGTTATACAATGGCCGTGGTACACAGAAAGGAAATACTCGGGCAGATTAGTCTCGCACTTGGCGCGCTTGAAGTTAAACACCGTATTCTCGCGCCGTCTTCAACGCTTCGCCGTATTCGCCGCCGCCACGTAAAGAAATACGGCCGATCGTGGATAGACGAGCGGGCACCGTGCGCCGTTGCCAGCGTTCAAACACTCGCAAGTAAAAGAGCCAGCACTGACCCGGAGATCAAGCGTTTTGTGAATCAGGTGCGTTTAGGCGTATTCGACGAGGGACACCACTACACCGACGCGGGCCATTGGGGGCGCGCCGTTGATATGCTCGAAGCGTCCAAATTGCTTTTTGTTACTGCAACGCCAGAGCGCGCAGACGGTAAGGGCTTACACATTGACGCCGACGGCTACGTCGAAGAAATGATCGAGGGGCCGAGCGTCGACTGGCTAATGGATCAGGGCTATTTGTGCCGTTACAAGTATTTTTGCCCGGAGTCAGATCTGGACGTTAGCGGGATCGCCGTTACCGCGTCGGGTGACTTCAACGCCAAAGCTCTAAGGGCGCGGATCGTCGACTCGAACCTAATCGGCGACGTGGTGCAACACTCGCAGCGCTTCGCGGCCGGGCTAAAAACGATCGTGTTTTCGACCGACGTTAAGACCGCCGAAGAACAGGCCGACGCGTATAACGCAGCAGGAATTACAGCTGCAGCGTTGAGCGGTGAAACCGACGACGCGGTACGCGATCAGGCCGTGGATGAATTCGAATTCTCGGAACTGGAAAAGCTTGTAAACGTGAACTTGTTCGACGAGGGCTTCGACGTACCCGGCGCGGTGTGTGCCATTCATGCCCGGCCTACCGAATCGCTCGCCAAGTATATGCAGATTAACGGCCGGGTGTTTCGTCCCGTTTACGCCAAGGGCTACGACTTAAGCACGCGCGAGGGTCGGCTGGCTGCAATAGCGAATGGCCCTAAACCGTACGCCGTGATCATTGACCCTGTAAAAAACTGGGAGCGGCACGGCTTGCCCGATTGGCCTCGCGCTTGGAATATTCACGGCCGTAAAGCTGGCGGCACCGGGCCGGGCGATACCATAGCGCAGCGCGTATGTATGGATTGCACGCAGCCTTACCCGGCTTATTTGTCGCCGTGCCCGTATTGCGGGGCGGAGCATAAACCAGATGGCCGCAGCGCCCCGGCGCAAGTCGACGGTGATCTGGCCGAACTTGACGTTGACGCGTTGCGCGCTCTTTTCGACAAACAGCGAGAGGCGGACATGAGCCGGGACGACTTCGCGCGGTCGCTTATTGCTCGCAACGTGCCCGCAATCGGACAGCCTCGCTTAATCCGCAAGCATGAGGCGGCCAAGTATCGCCGCCTCGTTTTGCGGAATTTCGTCGCGTGGTGGGTGGGGATGCAACCCGCAGATCGACCGCTCGCAGAAAAGCACAGACGTTTTTACCACCGTTTCGGGATCGACATTGCGACCGCTTTCACACTAGGCGAGCAAGAGACCGATCAGCTAATTCAAACCATAAAAACTAAATTTACCAAGGATCTAAAACATGAACTATAACGAATGGGCCGCGCGCTTTCCCGAGGCCGCCGCGTCGCTAGAAAACGACGTCATAGTCGCCACCGACTCGCACCTAAGCACAACGCCGGGAGACAGTGAAGCAGCAAGACAGCAAGACATAAGGATCAGTATCGCCAGTCAGGGCGGTTTCGCGTGGCGGAACAACGTCGGCGCGACCAAGGCGAAAGAGCCGTGCCAGTGCCCCGCGTGCGGTTTCCGCTTCACACTCGAACGCCAGCCGATAAGGTACGGACTCGCGAACGAGTCAGCGCAGCTTAACGAGCGCATGAAATCCAGCGACTTGATCCTCGCCATACCTCGCAAAATTACACCCGAAATGATCGGCACCACGATCGCCCAATTCGGCAGCGTTGAGACAAAGCGGCGCGGGTGGCAGTTCAGCGGAAAAGACCAGGAGGCCGGACAAATGGCTTGGCTTTCACTAGTGGCAAAAATTGGCGGGTTCGCTCGCTTCGCGTCGGAGCCGTTCGAGTTATGATCATTCAAGGGGATTGCAAGCACATACTGAAAAATTTACCGGCGGAGTCGTTCGACGCCCTAGTCACTGATCCGCCGTACGGCTTCAACAAGCAGCCGGATCTCGCCGAGGTGTTCGGCCATTGGATAAAGGGCGACGACTACGCGGCCACCGGCTCGGGTTTTATGGGTAAGACGTGGGACAGCTTCGTACCCGGCCCGGCAACATGGCGCGAAGTGTTCCGCGTGCTTAAGCCCGGCGCGTACGGTGCCGTTTTTGCGGGCAGCCGCACCGCGTATTTAATGGCCGCCTCTTTGCGCTTGGCAGGGTTCGAGGTGGTCGATCAGTTGTTTTGGCTCTATGGTTCCGGGTTCCCGAAGTCGCTCGACGTATCGCAGGAAGTCGACAAACTGGACGCGAAACAGCTTAAGAAAGAAAGCGCGTACCGTTGCACGGATTGGATCCGCGAGTTTTGCCCGTTAAGCAGCGGCCAGATCGATAAGTTCTTAGGCCGTAACGGTATGGGCCGCCATTACCGGGATAAGGCACCCGGCGGCAGACAGCCAGAGATCCCGACGCGCGCAGACCTTGAAAAGCTTCGACCGTTTTTTACTGCAGCTGTCCCTCAGTGGTTCGAAGACTTGGTAGACGTTCGCACGTTCGAAAGTGAGAACCACAACAGCCGGGAAGTGATCGAACGTTACAAGAAAGTTGCCGGGCTTAACGAGTGGCGGCAAAAGTACGGCGAGCAAACAAGCGCCGGGAACTTAGGCGCGAGAACGGCCCCGCATTCGGACGAGGCGAAAGCGTGGCACGGCTACGGCACCGCGTTAAAACCCGGTTATGAGCCGATCATATTAGTACGCAAGCCGACGACCTTAACCTACGCCGAAAACGTCGTCACGCACGGCACCGGCGCGCTGAATATAGACGGCAGCCGCAACGGCGAACGGTTCCCGGCCAACATATTGCACGACGGCGAAGCGTTCGAGGGTAAAGAATGGGAGCGTTATTTTTATTGCGCTAAGGCCACCACGGCGGACCGAGACGACGGCCTTCAGCTATTCGAAAAGGTAAGCGCCGGAGACGCGACCGGGGGGCGTAAAGAGGGATCGGCCGGGTTGAATTCACCAAGAGCCGGAGCGGGGCGCAGAGACGGCGCACGCAACACACACCCGACCGTTAAGCCCACCGAGTTAATGAGGTGGCTTTGCGGCTTGTTAGCGCGTCCCGGGGCGTTTATTTTGGATCCTTTCACCGGGTCGGGGTCAACGTGGCGCGGTGCCAAACTTAATCAGCAAAAATTTGTAGGCGTAGAACTTAGCGCCGAATATATTCAGATCGCCAAGGCGAGAGCGGGGGCAATTAAGCCATGAAGAAACGTTTCAAACCAGAAGTAAGAAAAGAGCAGATCATCGACGCGGCGATCGGTATTGTCGAGGGCGACGGCTTCGCAGCGTTAGACCGTCAAACCGTCGCGCGGGTGGTCGGTGTGAGCGGCCAAACCATTAACCACTATTTCGGCACGCTTAAGCAGCTAGAACGCGCCGTAAAACGCGCCGCTATCGCTAAACCGTCATATTCGGTTATTGCGCAGCTTATCGTTATGAAAGACACCACGGTCGAAAACTTAGACGAGGGCGTGAAGCGTAAAGCGCTAGGGGACTTTCTATGAACCCACGGCAAGCAACAGCGTATTTGAAAGGCATTAGAGCGGCGAGGGCGTACGACATACGAAGCGGGCAAAAACCGCCCGTGTGCCCGTACGAGCGGCAAAGCCTCGCGAATTACTGGCGGCGCGGTTACTCGGATTACTTCGAGCATCACGAAGACGCGATGCACTTTTTAAAACATGCTAACGGCGACTATTAGGTCGCCTTTTTTGTGTCCGGGGGCTTGCTTTAAGTGTTACAAGTGCTACAAGTGTTACGTTTTCGCTCTAGCCTTTATGTGGTAAGGGCTGTAACCGTAACATTCTCCGTTACGCAGCGTTACTAGAGTACTTTTTTTTTTTTTTTCATCGTAAGTTGTTGTTGTTGCTAACTATTTGCCGTTACGCTTGCCAAAATATGCCTACCAATTAAAGAAATTTTTGATTGAAACACTATCTGACAAATAAACCACAAATAAGTGTTGCACTAACCTAAAAAGTAAGTATACTTAAATCATCAACTAAACACGCCCATTCACTTATTTGGAGATTTATATGTTTCACGTTTACAACAAGTTCGATTCCATGGATTGCATTCACGTTTGCGCAGCAAGCGAGCAAGATGCCATATCTATCGCTTTGCAAGACGGGTATCTTACCGATACGCTTGGTGTTGAAGCTTCAAGCATTGTTGCTCATCCTTTTTCTTATAACGACCAGACCTCTGCCTTTGTTAGGCGAGTAAATGCTTCTGGAGTTATAGAGGCGGGCCGATAATGGCTTGCCCTTACAAGCACGAGGTTTCAAATCAAAGAAGGGGCGTTAATGCTCTTAATATAGAGGTGAGCGAGCCTAGCCCTAGATGTGCAGCAAAGCCAAAGCCTAGACATGAGGGGAGGGTTCTTCAGTGGATTTTCAGTGGAGGCTCCCCAGTTGATTGTTGTTACAAGTGTGAACCAGGAACAGAAAAGGATATACCGGAATGCAAATGAAAACATTGCAAAAGCATATAGGTGAGCAATACATCTCAGTCTACGAAGCAGCCAAACAAACAGGCAAAAGCGAAACACAGTTGCACAGATGGATTAAGAAAGGTGCATTGATTGATTCGGATGGCAATGTTTGGACTAGGCCTAGGGGGGGCAAGCTAACCAAATGCGACGAACAGCAATGGCGCAGGAGGTAGCGAGCCGTTAAGGTTCGCTTTTGCTTTTATGGAAGATTACAAACAAGCAGCCTTGACCCTTTTCCCTACTGACTGGGTGAGGCTTGATGATGATTTCAAGATTGACAATAACGCAGGTAAGCGAGCGATAGCGGAAGAGGTTTTTAGGTTTGTGTTCGATAAGCTTGAAACTGAGAGGGTGGCCAGTGTGGTTTCTGAGGCGTTTTTGCGTAGAGCGGAAAAGTACGGAACCGACAACCAAGGCATTAACACTGCAAATATGTCAACGGCGTTAATGGCCGCGATAATAGCAATACGGGACGGTGACGAATGAACTGGGTTAGCCGTGACATATACCGCCGTTACAACGCCGTTGCGGGCTTTTCGCCCGAGACGGTCCACAACCGGGCCAAGGCAAGAGAGGCCGCGCTGCAGTTAGGCAACGCGCCCGGCGCGGCGCTCACTCTTACTTGTGACGTCGTGAAGCAAAACGAAGACGTTCACGCCGGGCTTGTTTTGTTAGCCGCAGCCGGGGCCATTAAAGAGGATTTAACGCCGGGCGGCGTTCCGCTGTATTACTGGGAGGAACAAAAGGTATGACGTGTTCGGAATACTGCAAAGCCGAGGCGGGCGTTACGCTCGCCAAGGTGCAAGAGATAAGCGGCCGCCACCGGGTAACTCTCGATCGGTGGTTTCGTAACGACCGCCAGCTTTTCGACCTTTTGCTAGATGGTGTAAAACACCGTTTGCACAACGCCGATCAGAAAGACGACAAAAAGCGCGGCCGTTAAGTCGCGCACCCACTCGGGCACCCATCGCGGTGCCTTTTTTATTAGTTTCTTAATCATACGCTAGACCTCGGATCTTTTCTTCAACTATCCAACGAGGTAAGCCGGTGAAAACTTGCATAGTCGCCACCAGTTGCCCATACCTCGGGCTATTCATCGCTTTTGCGCATAGCGCCTTGTCCGCCATATCTCTTACTTGTTCTTTTGAGTATTTCGCCATATTATTTCACCTTTTCGCAATCGGGTTCACTTGTCAACGTCTTGACGTCGAACAAGGACGGGCACCACACGCCCCGGTCAAACTTAAGCACTACGCCGTCTTTTATCTGGTAGTAATACGGCGCGCACCAATGAGTCGCCCCTTCGGGAGCGAAGCGACCAAAATCTAACTGCTTATTCATTTTGCAACGCCTCTACGGCTAAACGCATATACTCGGCCGCCTTAAGCATGTTGGCCGCTTTGGTGCCCGCGAGGCGGTCCGAGCGCGTTAGTTCTTCTAGGTCGGGCGCAACGTTGTTGATCACTTCGATCGCGTCGGCGCGGGTCTTAGCGGCGTTATATGCGACCGTTTCGTCTTTGTCGTGCCGGTCGAGCGGGTACGCTTCGTCAAAATAACCGCCCGAGCCGATCGCCCGGCCGTCGTCCCGGCGGTATCGCTTACCGTTTACAATAATTTGCGTCCGGGTCGTCCGGGTCACTTTTTGCGGGATCCGATACTTGTGCGACTTCCAGCCGATACGCACCTCAACGGGCACCAGCGCCAGATCACCGGGTTTAATGTTTTCAAATATCATAACGTTTCTTGCTCCTTTGTTACTTCTTGCTAAATGCCGCAGCGGTGCGCGGCGGCGCGTCGTCGTTACGCAGTACGACACCTTTAAAACCGCGTACAACTTCGCCGTTTATACGGTGTGGGCCATAGGTTACGCCCGCGCCCCGTGTTACGTCTTTCACGTCGCCGATCAACGCCTTGCGCGAACGGATCTGATCCTCGCCCTCGTTTAGCGCCCAATTGCGATAATGTTCGTATAGGTCGACGGAGGACGTTATAAACTCGCCGCCGAGTTGCAACTGTGTATCAACAAATTGTTTGATCGGGCTGTATTGCTCGGCCATTTGGTTAAGTTCTTCGCGGCTCGCCGCCGGTTCGGTAAATTTGCCCTTTTGGTTAAGTCGCATTAACCCGGCCAACGCCCAATTCGCGATCCCTTCGATCTCGTTCGCCAGCTTATCGAACAAGTATAGATCCTCGTTGCCATAAAACGATTTGTATAGCGGCAACATGAGGATCCGGCCCGCCAGTGCGCCCGAGTCGTCGAACAAGCGCGGCAAGTGATTACCCGCCAAGGTAAACCGGGTCGGTAAGTAAAGGTTAAGCGGGCGCTTATAGAGGCGCGGGATCGTTACCCGGTCGTTACCGCTGATCGTTTTAAGCTTTTTCGTTATCGCCTCGGAACCGGCTTTAAAACTTTTCGCCACGTCGCCGTCATACATAACGGTTTTTGTGGGCAGGGTTTCAAGAAACTTGTTTTCTGTTAGGTCGGACAGATCCGCACCCGCAAAGTTTTGATCGCCGACCAGCCGGTTAAGAATACGGCCGATCGTGCCCTTACCAGAGCGACGCGGCCCAAGGATGAAAAATATTTTTTGATGCCGGTAGTCGTTTACGAGCATATAGCCGAACCACTCCTGCAACAGATCTATAAGTTCGACGTCGCCGCCGGTTATGTCGTTAAGAAAGTCGATCCACGTCGGGCAGAGCGCGCCGGGATTGTAGTTGTACGGCATTATGTTAGTGGTAAACAGGTTCTTATCGTGTGGGAACAGTTCTAGCGTATTTACGTTTAAGACGCCGTTTTGAACCAGCAACACGTCGTTTGGCACGTCGCCGGGTGTTAGGTCTTCCCGGTACGTTAGCGCTTCCAGCAATGAGTATGTGCCCGAGATCGTCGAGTTTTGCGGGCTAGTCGGTGCCAGTTCAACGGCGAGGTTATGGCGTACCGCGTCGTCGCTCAGTTCCACCCATGATCGGCCGTCGAATGCGTACCACACCTCTAAGACACGAACGAGGCACCCGTCCGGGTGTTTTTCGTCTAAGAACAGTACCGCGTTTTGTGAATGGTTCTTACCGTACAACCCGGTTACGTTTGACTCGCCTTTTACGCCGATCATTTGTTCCAGCGTCTTGTCGAGTTCCTTAGTAAGTAGGCCGTCTTCCTTAAGCTGGCGACGCAGTAAAGCGCCAAGCATGGCACGCTGCAACGCAGACCCGTCGAGACGTTGGATCATGGCGACGACGTGCGCCGCTTGCTTAGGGTCGCCGCCTATCGCTTGAATTTCATCGATCGCCGCGTCGTATTCTTCGGAACTGGCACCACCGGCACCGAACGCCGCCGCCGTATCAAACTGGCGAGGCGGGATCCACCCGGATTGTACCGCCATATGATACACCGTGCCGATCTTTACTTCGCGGCCGCCCTTACTGGCTTTAAAACTCGCCCACTGATCGAACTGGGTGTCCGGGTTGTAAGAGTCCGGGCAACCGTCCGGCCAATACTCGCCACGGCTCCACGCATCAAACACACAGAACCCGGCGTCGGGGTCGTCGTGGTAATAGTTGCGTAATGCAAGGCCAACGGTTAACCAGTCCGCACGCGCCGTAGGGTCGCAATACTTAAGCGCACTTATCAGGCTTTCTTCGTCGCGGGTGGTCGGGTCCGGGAGTGGTGCCGGTTCAAGTGGTCCGCGTTCAACGGCGACGATCTTCGTATTGGTCGGGAATTCCGGCAAGGCCGCCACGTTGCAAAGCGCATAAGGGCCGAAGTTACCCGCCGCCGGGTACAAGTCGCCCGAGCAAATGAAGCCCGCCCCGGCTGTCCTAGTGTCGAAGCCCTCGATCCAGTCTGAACGTTGGTGCATGTTTTCGGACGTCTTGAACGCATAGTGCGCGCCGCCGCTTGGTGTGTTTTGTATTAAAGCACTTTCCCACGGTAGACGGACGCCGAGGAACGCCTCAACGTCGGCACGGGTAACGCCTTTTTGTGTATCAAGGTCGAGTACCACAACGCCCGCCGGGATCGCGATACCAATGCAGCCGGTGTTCCAGTTTAAACGCGGGTCGAGTGGGTCGACGGTCTGCCAGCTTGTGTTCTTCGGGATTGCCGGGCCTTTTTCGAATTTGTTTTTATTCGGGTTGTGTCTTATCCAACACGGGAAGACTTGAACGCCCGATTTTATTAGCGCGTCTTTTATCATTTAGCCACCACCGTCTCGCGTTGTGCTAGTTGGCTGGCGGGGATCCGTACGGTGCGGTTTATCCGAATATATTTTATTGCCTTAGCAGCGACCCACCGCTGGACGGTGCGTTCGTCGACTTGCATCCGCTCGGCAAATTGCGGAATGGTTAAATATTCCATTGCTTACCCTTTGTCGTGTAATGTCGTTTTCCGGCCGCCTACGTTACGCCGTTATGAGGTCAACGTCAACCGCTTTTGATAGTACGTACTTACCGCAGTTTGTAACGTTTGGCCGTAACGTTACACAAACGTTACACAGGTCAGACCAGTTGAGCGGTGACGTTGTAACGCGAGCCGTAACGTTACAGTAACGCATCGCGATCCGCTCGCAGCCCTCGCCCTTTCTGGCTTGTAACGTTGTAACACCTTTTCTTCTTTTTAAATAAGAAAATAAGAAAGGGGAGTATATAAAGAGAATATAGGGTGAAATATATAAAAATAAGTTTTACTGGGTTTTACGCGTTACAGCGTTACAAGCGTTACAAGTGGATCGCGCCGTTCGCCCGGTGTAATATGTAGGTACTAAACGACGAGGATCAGACAGATGGACTTAACACAGCTTAAGCATAAAAAGTTAGAACTAGAGGCACGGCTCAGCCAGAGCATATTCGAAATTATAGACGACGCAGGCGAAGTGCCCGAAAGCGTCAGCGTAACGATCGCTAGAAATCAGACCGTAGCGGGCGAGGTGTCCGTATCGGCCGTCTATGTCGACGTGGGGTTCGGGCTATGAGAGCGTATCAGAAGCAGAACAAAAAGCGCCGGACGTTGCCCCGGTTGCCGTCGGGCTATCTATCGTATCAAGAGTACGTACTTTTAGAGCGAGCGGCAGAGAAGCACGGGAGCAAAAAAGCGGCGATCGTGGCGGGATTGCGGGCGCTTGATCTTTGATTCATAATCTGAAAACAAAAAGGGGGAATTCGGAACCATGACACAGAAAGGCCGCACCACGCCCCACCAGCGCAACGAGAAGACCGCCAAGGCGATCCGGGCTATGCTGGCCGACGGGTTAAAACTCCAAGCCTTAAAACGCTATACAGGGCTTTCAGTTAACACACTAAAGAAACACTACGGGAAAGAGATCGAAGCGGCGAACCTTAAGCCGGGTAAACCAGAGCATAAGCCAAACGGCCGAACTCGAATGTTAGTTAAATTTATGAAGATGAACGGCGAGACGAACGAACAGATCGCCAAGGCGCTAAGTATTAACGCCGTAACACTGACCGCGCACTACCCGGAAGAAATCGAAACGGGCGGATCCGCAGTTAACGCAGAGATCGCCGCCGGGTTAGCACGTAACGCATTAAACGGCGATAAGATCGCTCAAATCGCTTGGCTGAAAATGTTCGCCGGACGCTATGAAGCCAAGGCACCGAACGACAACGCCGGGGCCGCCGATGATATGGCCGCCGCACTGGCTAAACTGGCGGAGGGTTTACCGGGTGGCTGAATTACCGCTGCAGTTGGTAAGGGCGCGCGAACGGTGGTACGAACTGATCGACGTCCCGGAACAAATAGCGCTTATTAACGCCGTCGCCGAGGGTGTTCGTTTTCCTTGCGTCCCGGCGGGTCGTCGTAGTGGTAAAACCGAACGCTTTAAACGCTTTCTAGCTAAACAGGCTATGAAAAATCCCGGCGAGCGATACTTCGCAGCGGCACCCACCCGCGATCAGGCTAAAAAAATATTTTGGCAGGATCTAAAAATGCTCACATTCGCAACGGTGCCCGGATTGGGTCACAAAATCAGCGAAACCGAATTGATCATAACGCTACCCAATACCACAGAAATTCACGTTTTAGGACTCGACAAACCAGAGCGGATCGAGGGGGTCGTGTGGACGGGCGGCGGCATTGACGAGATCGCCGACGTTAAGAAAGAGGCTTTACACGTTAACGTTATGCCCGCCTTAGACACTGTCGACCCGCGCCGCCCCGATTACCGGGCGTGGTGTTGGTTTCTCGGGGTGCCGGACGGCCTAAACCATTACTATACGTTGTGTGAATACGCCCGGACGAGCGGCGATCCGACATACGGGCTTTACCACTGGAAAAGTTCGGCCGTGTTGCCGCCGGACATACTCGAAAGCCGTAAACGCTCAATGAGTAAAAAGCAGTTTCGCCAAGAATTCGAGGCCAGCTTCGAGACGGCCACCGGGCGGATCTACGAGGAATTCGGCGATCATAATCTTACCGACCGCGAGCTTCAGAGCCATGAGGCGATCCACTGGGCGCACGATCAGAACTTTACGCCGTTGTCGTCGTCGATTAGTGTCGTTGAGGGTCACAGTATGTTTATCGTCGGGGAAATTGTCTTAGAGTCGGCCGTGTCGTCTCAGTCCGCCGAAGAATTCGTAGAGCGATACCGCGATCACCGTAACAAAATGGTTTATATTTACGGCGACCCGGCAGGGCGAGCGGGAGAAAAGCACGGCCATAAGTCGGACTATAATCAGATCGAAGACGTGCTACGGCGCGAGGGCTGGCGATTCGAACGGCGCGTAAGCCTCGCACACCCGGCGATCAAGGACAGACAGAACGCGGTAAGGGCTAAGATCCTAAACGCCGCCGACGAAACGAGCCTGTTTGTAAATAAAGACGCCGCGCCGTGGTGTTACGAGGGCTTAAATACGGTACAGTTGCAAAAAGGTTCGACGTTTATGGAAGACCAGAAGAACCAGTACCAACACATTACGACCGCGATCGGTTATCAAGTCGCGAAAATTTGGCCGGTTGAACGCGGAACAATGGCCGCCGCGCCGCCTCGGAGGGCTTAAGCAATGAGTAACGTTATCAGCATCGACGCGAACAAGCCGCACTTAGGCGGCCCGGCGCGGTGCTTATCATGCCGCCACGAATGGCACGCGGTTGTAGTAGCGGGCAGCGAGCAAAGCGTAGGCGGCCTAGAATGCCCGTCGTGTAGTTTGAGTAAGGGCGAGTTTATACACAACGCGGCACCGACCGACAGCACCCTGATTTTTCAGTGCAATTGCGGCTATGATATGTTTTTCGTAACGCTTGACGGTGTCTTTTGTCCGGGTTGCGGCGCGAGACATAACGCGGGGGATCTATGGAATTAGAGATACTCGACGATACGATCCGCCGTGAACTCGCGCTGCAGCGGTTCGCGTCGTTTCTTGTCCGCCAGTATATACGGCCAACGGCGCAAGAATTGGCGCTCGAAATACCGCGCGCGCTCGCCGGTTATGAGGACTTACCACGCGCGGAACAATTCAAAGTATTTGCCAAGCTTAAGCGGCTAGTCCGGGAACGCTGGAAAGCCATGTGGGATCCGATAACCGGGCAACTGGGCGACGTGGCGATCCAAGAACTCGAATACATGGCCGACCTATACGACGACGTGATCGCCGGGGTGCGCAATCCGGGCGGGCGGATCGTGGTGCCCGAAATGGTACTGGGTGACGGCAACTTGATCCGGGCGGGTAAGTGGGCCGAGTTTATAGCCGGTAACGCCGACGAAACGGCGCAACGCATAGACGGCCGTATTAAACGTATGTGGCGAGAAGGCGGAACGCTTAACGATATTTTGTACCAGTTGCGCGGCAAGTATAACCGCCGCACCAAGGCGTACGAGGGCGGGATCATTGAGGGACAAGTCAAAAAGGCGACGACGCTCGCCCGTACCGGCGTATCACATTACACCGCAGCGGCGCGGGATAAGTTCGCCAACGCTAACCGGGAATACATCAGCGATCGGATTTTCTTCGCGACCCTAGACGGCTCGACGACGGACATTTGTCTCGGCAACCACTTAAACCGCTACCCGATAACGAGCGACGAGTACCCGCGTTTACCGTTGCATTACAACGAGCGATCGGTATACATTTTCGCCGGGAAAGGGTTCGACCCGCTCGACGGTGATCGGCCGTCTAAGGGTGCCAACGGGTCGGAAGAAATCAGCGCCAAGACCACGGCGGCGGCATGGCTTAAACGCCAGCCGCGCGAATGGGTGGAACGCCAGCTAGGCAAAACCCGCGCCGCGTTATTTCTCGACGGCGGGCTGCCACTTAACAAATTTTTAGACGCGGCTAACGTACCGCTAACACTCAAACAACTAGCCGAAACAATACCCGGCCAGCGGGCGTTCCGCCGGGCTAACTTAGGACTTTAAACAATGGCAAATGATAAAGGTATTACGAAGCCGTGCGCCGCTTACACCGTGGCGGCCGCGCAAGTTAAACAGGTTCGCGACACCCTAAACGGTGAAGTAGTGGTACGCGACCCGGAAAACATCGACACCCACCTGCCCGACCCGTTTCCGCACTTGAACGAGGACGACGACAAAACGGCGCGCCTCAGACGATACCGGGCGAATGCTGAATTCGACGAGGTGGTCGGCAACACGGGCGAAAGCCTAGTAGGCGCCATGTTTAGAAAACGCTTAACGTTTGAAGACATACCGGCCGGGCTGGAATACCTCGTAGACGACGCGGACGGCGACGGCGCAGGGCTAGAAGAAACGGCGAAAAGTATCGCGCTCGAACAGTTCGGTTTTAACTTTGTTGCCGGGCTCGCCGAGTTTTCGGATCTCGCCTCTATGGACTTAGACGCCAAGACGCTAACCCGCGCCAAGGCACGCGAAGCCGGGTTACGGGCGTTTATTAAAATCTACCCGCGCGAAGCCGTGATCGATTGGAATTTCAGACGGATCAACAAGACCAGACAGCTAGACTACATCGTCCTAAAAGAACAGGACGAGACGCGCGACGAGGGGGACAACTTCGCAGTAACGAAGCGCGACAGCTATTTGGTCTTATACCTCGACGGCGAGGGCGTTTATACGCAGATCCGCTACACCGTGAACCAGAAAACCGGCGGCAGTTGGTCGGATCCGTTTCAGCCTCAAATGCGCGGCGCTAAAATGAAGTATATCCCGCTGGAATTCGCGATCGCCTCGCCGTCGCTACGGGAAGACCTACCGAAAAAACTCGGCTACCTATCCGGGATCGCGTCTAAAGTACTGGCACGTTTTCGCGCCTCGGGCGATTACAAGGAATGTTTATGGCTTAACGGCGCGCCCATGACCAGTTCTAGCGGGTGGGACACTCACGCGCATGAGCAATACCAGAAAATGACCGGGTTAAGACACGTACCAAGCGGGCCGGGCGCTCACTTCATGCGCCCCGCTGGCATTGAGTACGAGATCCACGCGTGGAACGCCGGACAGTCGGCATACGCGGACTACTTAAGCCGCAACGAACGAGAGATCCGCGCACTAGGCGGCGTATTCGATACGACCGACGGCGACCCGGAGACAGCCAAGGCCGCAGCGATTAAGCACGCGGAGAAAACCGGCGTACTCGCAGCCGTAGCGGACAGCACCGAGAAAATGCTCAACAAACTGATCATGTATTGCGGAATGTTCCAAGGCATTCAGGCACCGGCCGACGTGGTGAAAATACCGCGCGACTTTATCCAGTCGAAGATCACACCGCAGGAACGAAACGCGATACTAAACGAGCGCGACGCGGGACTCTATGACGACGAAGAAGCGCTTAAACAGCTTAAGCAGGGCGGCGCGTTGGTCGGAGAGGTTGACGATCTTCGCGAACGCATGAATAATACACAAAACGGCGGATCGTAGGTTACGGCCGCCCCAACTACCACGCGAGGTTCGCACAATGAAATTGAAGTACAAAAGCAAGGACGAGATCCCGGCAGACGTTGCCGAGTTTTTCGTAGAGTTCGAGGAAAACGGTTCAACCGTTTACGTTCATAAGGAATTAGCCGACACGTTGCGCGACACGTTTCGCACTAAGGGCGATCTGACTCAGGCACAAACGAAACTCAGTGAACTGGGCGACACCGTGAAAGGCCTTAAACAGTCACTTGAAGACCGCGAGCGAGACGACAAAAAGGATCAAGGCAAGTATAAGGAGATAGCCGACGACTGGGAAAAGCGTTACAACGCGGACACCGAAAAGCTACGGAAAGAGGTCGACGACCTTAAAAACGAAAGCCGCCAGAGCGTTAAGAAAGCGGCGATCGCCAGAATGTCGGCGCACGGTACGGAAGAAACACGATCAGTCCTTGCGCGCGTGGTGGGGCTTGATCTAGACTTCAACGAAGACGGCGAACTAATCGTACTAGAAGACGGCAAGGCAACAAGCTTAAGTCTCGACGAGTACGAGAAGACAATCGCCGATCGCTATCCCTCGTTAGTGGCGGAGGTTCCGAGCAACGGCGGAGACGCGAAAGGATCGAAAGGCGGGTCGCCGGGATCGAAAAAGTGGGCCGACTATAACGCGGCCGAATTGTCGGAAATTCGCAAGAGTAACCCGGCGCAATATGAACAGCTTAAAGCAACCCGCTAAACAGGAGCATTAAAAATGCCAGCAGTTAGACTCGAAGATATTATCGACGTTGTAGTCTTCCAAGACTTACCGAGCGTCGAAAGCACTAAATTAAACCGCTTTTTAGACGGCGGGATCGTCGTACAAAGCGAACTTTTAAACAACTTGGCGAACGGCCCGGGTAAAACGGCCGAGTTACCATTTTGGAACGATCTGGACGGCGACGACGAAGTGAACTACTCGACCGACGACCCGGACCAAGACGGCCCGACTTCAAAGGTCGGCCAGAGCGAGCAGAAAGCGCGCAAGGCTTTTGTGAACAAAGGCTGGAAAGCGACGGATCTCGCGTCCGAAATGGTTATGGGCGCTAAGGCTATGGAGCACATTCGCAACCGCACCGACAAGTATTTTCGCACTCAGTTCGAAAAACGTGTGATCGCTTGTGCACAAGGTGTTTACGCCGACAACGTGGCGAACGATAGCGGCGACATGGTGATCAACATTGCGACCGAAGACGGCGACAACGCGACCGACGCGAACCGTTTTAGCCGTAAGGCGTTTGTCTCGGCGGCGTTCACTTCGGGCGACCACTTCGACAATTATAGCGCCGTTGGTATGCACTCTATGGCGTATCAGCAAGCCGTTGATCAGGACGACGTCGAAGACGTGCGCGACGCGGACGGCCGCCTATTGTTCCAAACGTATATGGGCCGCCGTATCATTGTTGACGACTCGCTGCCGGTTATTCCGGGTTCTACTTCGGGCTTTAAATACCTTACCGTTCTTTACGGTAACGGCGCGATCGGTTGGGGTGAGGGTTCGCCAGAAATGCCGGTAGAAGTTGAGCGCAAAGCGTCAGGTGGTAACGGTGGCGGCGTTGAAACTTTATGGCGTCGTAGCACTTGGTTAGTGCATCCGTTCGGTTTCGACCTTGCGAGCGACCCGACGGGTATGTCTCACACGTTGGCCGAATTGCGCGCCGCTGCAACGTGGGACCGCAAGATCGATCGTAAACTTGTACCTATGGCGTTCTTGATCCACAACTAAGCGCCGGGGCGGTCTGTATAGGCCGCCACGCCCTTAAAACATTGAAAAGGTGAACTAGCATGGCAACAGCTAAGAAAGCGCCAGCGAAAGCGGCAGAGAAAGAAGAAAAGCCGGTCGACTACGGCCTAGAAGCGCGCAAGGCGGCGAAAGCCAGGATCGAGCGCGAGGCAGCCGAAGCGGCCAAGGCGAACGCCGAAGCCAAAAAGGCCGAGAAAGAAGAAAAGCAATAAAAACGAACTTCCACTAAGCCAAAAGGGCGGGCCGGTGCCCGCCTTTTTTATATCTAAGGGGCCGAAAAATGCCGTTAATAGTTGAAACGGGCGAGGGGTTGGAAAACGCCAACGGGTACACCGACGCCGCAACCGTGCGCGAATACTGGGAAGACCGCGCGCAAGTTATCGAAGCCGACGACATAGAAGTCGAAGCGGCGATCGTCGTGGCGAGTCAATTCGTTGACCTAAAGTTCGGCCCTCGCTTCATTGGCAAGAAAAAGAACCCGGATCAGGCGCTAGAATGGCCGAGAAAGTGCGCCGGACCATATTCCGACACGTCGGTACCACGCCAACTAATTAAGGCCGTGGCGGAGTACACAAAGCGCCAGATCGACGAACCGCTGCAGCCCGATCCCGGCACCGGCGGCGAAGTAATCGAAACGACCGAGATTTTGCAAGGCGTCGGCGAGCTTACCACCCGATACGCGGAGGGCACCGGCCGAACTGCAGACGATGTTCGCCATCCGCTCGCCGAGGGTTATCTCGCCCCGCTCTTAGGGATCGGCGGCATGAATTATCTTAGACGGTGATCACATGGCAACACTAAAACAACGTTTTAACTTACTGGCGGAACGCCTTTTCGAACGCTTCGAAAGCGTCGCCGTTACCGCTTCATTTGTTGAGCCGGGACAGTTGGATCCGATCACCGGCGAAGAAGTTGTACCCGAAAATAATAGCGATCCGATCTCTATGCAACGCCCGCAGCTAAACCAGAAAGCCCGCGAGGCGTTCGGCATGGCTACGGACGAATTTTTATTAATCGCCCTTGTTCGCACCGTCCCGGAAGAACCCGTCGCGCATAGAACCGGCGTAATTGTTGACGGCGTGCGCTATGAATTAAAAGCCGTAGGGAAAGACCCGGCCGGAGCGACGTATCGCTTGAGGTGCGCCGGTGGCGCTTAATCCGTTCGGTATTGAACTAGGCCGGGACGTCGACCGAGCGATCGAAGAATTAGACGTCATTTGGAAAAGTTCAGTGGTAACGCTTTTCAGCCGTGTGATCATCGGTACGCCCGTTCGCACCGGCTATGCTCGATCAGGTTGGCGCGTCGGTGAGAGCGTCGACGAGTTTCTACCCGCGCCGGTATCGGGCGAAGAAACGACGCAACGGCCAGCGCCTACAATTGAATTTAACGAGATCCCGGCCGTGGGGTCTTCGGTTTACCTTTTCGCGAATGTCGATTATCTTGAATACTTAGAAGACGGCACCAGCGACCAACGGCCGAACGGTTGGATCGAGCAAGAGGTCGAAAGGTGGGGCGAAATTGTCGACGGGGTGGCAAGGTATGTTTAAAACAGATTTACGCGAAGCGGTGATCCGTTCAATAATAGACGGCGCGCTACCGTTCCCGGTGATATGGCCGAACGGTACGGAAAAGCCGCCGAAGAACGGCACATGGGCGCGCGGCGCTATTACTAGATTAGACGGGGTGGGCGGGTCGCTCGGCCCCGGTGGAAAGGATAAATTTAACGGGTCGTTAGAATTTAAAATTTTCACCGAGCAGAAGACCACCGAGGCCGGAGCGTTTAACGCAATGGATAAGATCGGCGCGGTGGTTAAACGTGGTGCGGCTCTTACCGCTTCGAGTGGCGAAGCACAGATACGCATTACAGCGACAGGAACCCGGCCCGGATCCAACGTGGACGGCTGGCATTTAAACACATTACGCGCGGACTTTTTCGCGTATGTTAACAGGGGCTAATTATGGCTGAATTACACAGCGGCTTCGACGAAGAAGTCGGGATCGTAAAAGAACAAACACTGGGCGTAACGCCGCCTAATCCGCAGTTTCAAGTTTTGCCGGTGTCGTCGTGCACGCTTAAGACAGACCGCGAGACGTTGGAGTCTAACCGCCTCGGCGTAAACTCGCGTTTTGGTACTCGCTTAGGCGGCTACAACGTAAACGGCGATTTAGTCGGCGAACTTGTGTACGGCGCATTCGATGATCTACTGGCCGCCGCCATTGGTGGGACGTGGGCCGTGGGAACGCCCGCAGCGGGCACAGACCAAGCGAAAGGCGGCCGAGGTCGCCAAGGCTTCACGGTTGTTCGTAAACGCGGTGATAAGGGCTACCAGTATTTCAGAGGGTGCGAGGTTAACAGTATTGCGTTAACTATCGGCCAAAACGCGGCGGTTTCTTGCACTTACAACATGCTAGGGCTTGAAGAACTGAAAGACAACACGGCGATCACGGGTCAGGATCTTTTACCTATGACCGAGGCTTACCCGTTTACCGGGTTCGACGTAGCCGTGACGCAAGGCGGGCAAGTGGTGGCAATCGCTACGGCGGCGACTATCAACGTAAACCGTAATTTAACAACGTCGTTTAACCTCGGTTCGTACGTGGCGGGCAATAAAGCGCCGGGCAAGTTGCTTGTAGACGGGACGCTTACCGTTGATTTTGTCGATATGGCTTACCAACAAGCGTTTTTAAACGAGACGCGATCGGACTTAGAGCTGCAGTTAACCGACTACCAGACCGGCGACGTTAAGTATATTAAATTGCCAAATTTGCTCTACACCCAAAAGCAAGACGACACCACCAGCGACGGGCCGGTGCCAATCGTCTTAAACTTTTACGGCGAGTACGACGTCACCGAGCAAACGAGTATTATTTTAGAAAGGACACCGGCGTAATGAGACTTGATGATATACCAGACCCGGACGAGGGCGAGGAAATCAAGGTCGAGCATAACGGGATCGAGGTGTTTATCACTTCGACCCTGTCTTCGGCTTACAATGATTACTTATCACTCGCTAACCGACGCGTCGCAAAAGGCTTGATCAATATCGACACGGCCGAGGGTAACGGACAGATTAACCGCGAGGGTGCCGCGCATTTGGTGCGCCGTTGGAACCTAGACGACGAACTCACGATCGAGGGCGCGGTGAGTCTATTCCGCAAGGTGCCCGAGTTGCTTAAAAAAGTACAGATCGAAGCCTCGGCGGCGGCGGTTAGCTTGGGAAAGCAATCGGACAACTCGAACGATACGCCGAAGCCTACTACCGATTCGCCCAACGAGTAGATCCCAAGGATCCCAACTCGAAGACGCTCGGCGAGACTAACGAGAGGCGAGTCGAGAAAGCGAAAGAGTACGGCACAAGGATCGATCCCGAGTGGCTACTGCCCGAGGCACCCGAAACACTGGGTTACTTGTGGGCGCACCACCGGGATCTAAGTCTCGCCGAGTTTAGCGCGTCAAACGTGCACCACCATTTTACTAATTTAGGCACGACGCCGCAGCCGTTCGAGTATCACATTTTGCTAAGGTTGGAGCGCGTCAGGAGGTTGTCACAGTGTCAACAGTTGAGATCCGCGCGGACAGTTCCCAAGTCGAAACAGCCACGGCCCGACTCAAAGAACTTAAAAACGAAGGAAACGCGACAGCTACGGCAGCGGATCGCGTCGAGTCTTCAACAGGCCGAGCGAACCAAGCAATAAGCGCAGCGGCGGCCGTGTCAGGCCAAGCCGCCGCAGCACAAAGCAAACTAAACACCTCGTTAAGTCAGGGCGTGACGGCTTCGCAAAAGTTCACCAGTGAATTGAGTGGGGCGCGTGGTGCCTTGCTCGACTTCATAACGCAACAGGTAAAAGCCGGGCGCGTTATCAGTGACACCGGGGAAGTGTTAAACGCCAACGGCACCAAAGCGACCGAGGCGACCACCAAGTACGCCAAGCTAACCGGCCAATTCGTAAACCTACAAAACACGGCGGATAACGTCGCCGACGCTATGGAACGCGCAGCTCAAGGCACGGCGCGCAACGTCGCCGCAGCACAAGCCGCAGCCGCCGCCGAAGAACGACTGCAGCAAGAAGCGCGCGAAGTAGCCGAGCAGATCGAGAAACAGATCGGCATTACTAACCGGGCAGCCGCAGCGCGCCGGGCGTACGCAGAAAGCGCAGACGTCGCCGCAGCCGGGGCGGGTCGATTCGGTGCTAAGGCCGCGCAAGCGGGGATCCAGATCGAACAGCTTGTGACGAGTCTGTCAGCCGGTGCACCGATCGCACAGTCTTTCGCATTCCAAGCGGCCGACCTTGGTATCGTATTAGGCGCGCCGTTAATCGGTTCGATCGTCGCCGTTTCGGCCGCCTTAGCCGGGCCATTTATTAACAGCCTTTTCGACGGTGCCAGCGCTTCGGACAGACTCGCCGACGCCTTAGACCGGGTCGACCGGGTGATCACCAACTCGAACAGCGGCGGGATCATCGAATACACCGACGCGATCCGCGAACTGGCAAAGGTTAGCGAAGAAGCCGCACGCGGCCGACTACGCGCCGCCATTTTAGACGCCGAAGACGCAGCGGCCGCAGCCTCACAAGGGATCGCCGATAGCTTTCAGGACGCGTTCGATCTTGGCGATTTTGTGATCGGAGGAATCGACAATGCGATCAACGCGGCGAGATCATCAGGCAGCAGATTAGGCCCTGCACTAACGACCGGCGCGGGCCGGTACCTTGAAAACAACATCGCCGACCAACTAGGGGCAGCGTTAGGTGCCACCGCAGAAGAAGCCCGCGCGGTAGGTGTTGAGGTGGTAAACCTTATCGCGGCGGCGGAGCAGTTCAAGACACCCGAGGCGTTTAGAGAAATCGAAGAACGGCTAAACAGCTTAGCAGAAAACGCCACGCCCCGGACTCGCAACCAGATCGACCTCTTGATCGGCTCTATTTCGGAATTCGTCGACAAGGGCGTCGAGGCGGGCGACAAGTTGGAGCGCTTAAACTTCGATGTTTCAAGCGAGGGCACACTGCAGACCGAGCCGGTTAAAAACTATTCCGACGCGGTCGACAGTCTGATCCAGCAACTAACGATCCAAGACAAGACCCTAAGAGAGGGCGAACTGGCCGGGCAGCTTTACGCGGCCGCACTGGCTACCGGCAAAGAGTCAGTAGACGACCTCGACCCGGTGATCGTCTCGCTGATCAAGTCGATTAACGACCAAAAGCAAGCCAGCGAAGACGCCGCGCAAGCAAAGCGCGACGAGGCCGCAGCAAACAACGATCTACGAAAAGAGTTAGCCGAGGAAGAAAAAGCGCGCCAAGACGCTAAGAAAGCGCTAGAAGAACAAAAACGCGAGTTAGAACGGTATAGCGCATTCGTCAGACAGATCGAGGCGGAAAACAACCCGGCGGAGCGTGCGCGCCAGATTTACGAAGAACGGCTGCAGATCATACAAGATCACTACGGTTTTGTTTCTCAGCTAGAAGCGGAAAACACCGAGGAGGGGATCGCCGCGCTTAAGCGGTACGAAGAAGCGCTCGACGACCTTAAAAAGAAAACTGAAAACGGTCTTTTTGATGATCTAGCCGGTGAAATGGACAGCCTTTCTAATACGGTGAGCGGTACCGCCGCGTCGGTTGCCCTCGGCTTTCAAGACGGCGAAGACGCAGCCGCCAGCCTCGCGAGAACTATCGGTACGCAATTACTCGGCACCGTGATCAACTGGGGTATAGAAACCGCAGCGGCGGCCCTTAAAGGCTTAGTTGCTACGCAGACAGCCGAGGCGGGAAAGACGGCGGCGATCACCACGGCGATCGGCACTCAGACCGCAGCCGCCACCACGTCGGCAGGAACTATCGCGGGCGCGCAATCCGGCGCAATGGGTACGATCGCAACGGCTGCGGCACCCGCAGCGGCCGGGGCGTCAATCGCTACCGGCGGCGGCGCGGCTATCTCAGGCACGGCGATCGCCCTTGGCGGTATCGCGGCAATTATGGCCGCCCTTGCTATCGGCGG